TACAGAAGTTAGCGTAACTGAAATGTCGTTAGCATTAGCAGTAAGGCTAAGCGTGGTGGTCAGCACACCGGCAGACGTGCCAGTAACACCGTAGCCAACCTGACCATCTCTACCAACAGCACCGACTAAAGCCATGATGCCGTTTGTCGGAAAAAACGGGCCTGAAATATTACCCTTGTGCGAGCGCTGCCCGTACACAGGGAAAATGTTCAGGTCACGTACACCCGTCATAGCAGGCGGGTAGAATAACCCAGGCTCAGAGTTAACAGCTAAGCCCTTCACCGGAGCGAAGTTTGTGCGAGCTACGGCAGTACCAAAAGTGGTTTCCTTGCCCATTCCCGCAATTGAAAGTGATCCAGGACGCTCTACAACACTAGGCAGAGGCATGCGAAATGCTCCTTATGTGGAATGTTAAGAACCGAACGTTCTGCGTGTTCTGCGTGCTTAACTTCTACTGCGACGTGTCTTGGTCTCAGTAACCGGTTCGGTATCCTCAACCGTATCCGCCTCAGAATCAGGCTCACTATCTGCTGATTCAGCCGAAGCATCACCATCAGATACTGCCTCTACCACAGCAGGAACTTCCTGCACATCAAAAATAACCTTTTCTTCGTCAATTTGGAAGTCCGGTCTTGATGCTAAACCGTCAGCAATCTCATCAGGAACTGAGAGCACCTGATCGGGAAGAATCTCACCGAATCCGATAATAGCCACGGTAACCGGGCCTTTAAAAACGATCTGCTTCATTTGCTCACTCCTTACGGAACAATCTTTAAAGCCCTACGAACCTGGTCTCTAATCTCGTCAACGACTTCCTCACGAACCCTCTCCCAACCTCTTGCAGGAAAATTATTTGCTTTAATGCCTGGATGCATTACTTTCCTAGCAAAAACAACCTCGCCGTTAACGACAAATCTCAACACGGTATTTGGAGGGATAGGTAAAATCTGGTAGTAATCAGACCTCCATCCGCCCCGCATACCGGTTCCATACACCACGTATTTTGCGTATGGAACTTGTGACACAAACTCCATACGAATCTTTTCGCCAAACGTGGTATAGCGACGGTAGTAAATAGAGCTTTGAAGCCGACCTGTTCTTACAGGCGTTTCAAGCTGAATGTTGTCCGTAATTTTTGGAGCAACATTATCAGCGGTATTTACCGCAGCTTTTGTCCAGTCGAACTCGGCTCTTGGCATTATCCGAGAAACATTTCTTCTACCGTGGCGATAATCTGCGTTGCGTAGGCCAGCATGCGCTGGTCTTCCAACGAGTGAACCCACGGATAGCGCGTATCGAACGTGTCACCAATGCTATCTACCTGTGACACCTGCCCCGTGATGTTATCGGTAAGGGTCACAGGAAGCGGAACTGTCCGAAGTGCGGCCTGAACGGTCTCAAGAATGACTGGAAATTTCGAGTCAGCATCGGGGTCGTCAATTTCCTGTGCATAATGCACATTAATTTCGATACGGTGCATGACCTTTTTGAAACCGTAGGGGCGTCCAAGAGTAAGACGGCGCTCAGGCAGCGTGCTGCCCCAGATAAAAATCAGGGGCTGAATGGAGAAATCAAGTTGAAACGGCTGGATTCTCGCAATTGCATTTCCAACAGGAAATACAAAAGTAGTCGGAAATTCTAAGTCGTCCAACTGGCTTTTCACGTACTGCTGCACGGCGTTCAAACTCATTAGAAGCGCCTCCGAAAAGGCTCTAAATAAGAACGAGCTTGCTTTGCATAGTATTCCGGGCCAGAGCCTGAAGCTCTCACGGCAGTTCCGGGAACTGAGGTAATTGCTGTAGCCGTGGCTCCACGAATTAATGCCTCAGAAATTGACCATTGAATTGCAGCGCTTTGTATCGCTTCCGGTAATGTGCTGAGAACAAGAGGAGCGTCAGCCGGTGAAAGCGTGTGGTCGTACAGTAATGGGGCCACGGTAAGAACTCCTGGCCCTGAAATAGCGCTTGCAGAAGCGACTACAACGTATTCTGTACTGCCGCCGTCATAAAGCGTTGCTACAGTTCCCTCAATAAATCCTGTGCAATCATCAACAGTTAAAGCTGTATCGCCTTCACTAGCACCGGTAACGATTCCGCAGTGAGGAAAGCCTGCGATGTAAGTAATTTCAATAACAAACCCATTTCTACCGAGCGACCAGTCAATGTACCCTGGAGCAATTCTGATAGACGTTGGGCCAGCGCCTGAGGTATCAGGAACTCCTGCTGAAGGGCCGCTCATTTGATTATTCACGGCGTACATGGTCGAAGGAATTTGCTGAAGGTCTATCGGAAATGATGATTGAGCACCATACAAAATATTCTGAATATTTTGTACAGGCCATCGGTGAAGAAATAGATTTGTGACTGCCCAACCACCAATAGTCACACGAGTATTCGGCCCGGTGAGATTCTCAGTGGTTAATGTGCTTCGTAAAGGCTGATTGCAGTAGCCGTCAATGAGATTCGTGACTCGCTGACAAATGGCTAATTGAGCCTTGTATTGCTCGTCAGCCGAAGCGCCTTGACGAGGAATAGTTGCCCAACCGATACCAGTTGGAGCATTAATTAGCATTTGAGGAGTGACATACGGTGTCGCCATTGACGGCTACCTTTATCTCTTAATTAGTGACGGCCATCAAGAAGATTTGCCGCTGCTCGTCGCATTGATGCCCGCGTAGGCAGCGCTCCAAGCCGCAACTCTTCTTCATCCATTTCACGTTCGCGCTTTTCATCCGTTGTCAGAGGCACGTCAGTGATATGCACGCTACCGCCAGCATTCTTTAAATAAGGCTCGCACTGAGGGCAATTAATCGTTAACAAATCGCGACCGTCAGTGCAGTGAACAATCTCGGAATTCTGCATGATCTTGCCAGCATCATCAATTCCGTGAATGTGCCCAGTTTGCGGAATAGATACTTGAGTAACATCAGAACGAAAATAAATACGCATGTTAATTCTCTTCCTTGTTTGGGTCTTTGCCGCACATGGGGCAAACTGCTTCCCAAGCCCACATTGAACGCCTGCAACATACGCGTACTGAGCCTGGAGCCTTAGTAAACCGAACGCCGTCCAGAATTAAACCGCGCTTTGTTGATTCATTTCTACGAATAGCCTCGGCATGGTGTGGGTTATCAATGTCAACACTACCGTTTACTACGCGGTAGTGCGTGCCATCCTCCATGTCGATTCCCTTACAACCCTCAGGAACCACGAATCTCGGCATGTCAAACCTCTGCGTGTAAATTGGCGGAGAGGCGAGAGCAATGACACCACGCAGACAATGCCATTACTCTCGCCTTCTCCTTCAAATTAACTCCGAATTAGCTAATAAATTTAGCTGTACGGAGTGCTATCGGACTTCTGGAGACCGCCCAGGTAACCGCAGAACTGCGGGCCAAAGCAGACCAGCGAGCCGTACATGAAGATCGAGTACCGGAAGGTGGCATCGATCACCGGCCACGAAATGCTCAGGTAGTCCTGAACCATCGTGTTTTCCCAGATGTTCGCTACGTTGCTCCACGAGAACGGAAGCTCGTAGCTCATCAGGAATGCGTTACCCTGCTGGAGCCACGGGTGAACCAGAATCTTCACCACATCACGAGTGACGGGGTTCTGGAACTCCGAAACCGCAGCACCGGCACGGAGATCGCCAACCTCACTCTGGTTGATGAAGAAGTTGTAAGCACCAGTCTGGCTGTTCTTCAGGAGCATATCGTCGGCAAGGTTACGGGCGTCCGTACCTTCAACGATAAGCTCGCGAGGGCTGGCCTTGTAAGCGCCAGGGCCATCCCACAACGCTGTCAAAGCATCAAACAGCGGGGTGACACCCAGCTTCGCGCCCACAGCCTGATTCACGTAACCACCCTGGAAGCCGGACGGGTACACGGTTGAACCAGCACCGTCAGAGCCATTAGCGTGACCAGACAGCACCGAGTTGATGCCCTCGTACCGAGTAGTGGCTGAAGTGCCAGTGTCGGAAGCAGGCGGGTTAGTGCCCGAAGAAGGCAGAGTCGGCCCCTGAATGGTGTACTTGCTACCACCCTGGCCGGTCACCAAACGGAAGAAGCCGGTGCGGGTTGAATAGCCGCCAGAAGCGTGCGCGGCAGAAATGTAAATATTGTAGTTATACGCGCCAGGAACAGGAGCGAGTGTAACGTCAATTACATCTGTGGTTGCCGTGCCAACATTCGCAAACGTGCTGCTGCTCATTTGAGTCTCACCGTACACGTTAGTGGCGGTGGTGACTACGTAATACCCATTGCCGCTACCAGCAGCAGGTACAGCAGTTTCGTTGCTACCAGCAGTGCGTACCGTCAGCGTCGGAGCAGCAGGAGCATTCAGAGCGGTGGCGGTGCCGTTCAGCAGCGCGAACTCCTCAGCCAACATGAACTCCTGAAGCAGAATCAGGGTAGCGAGGGCTGAAATATCCTCGAAGCCCTGACCGGCGAACTGAGCAAGCCATGACAGCGACTCAGTTAAACCGAAGAACTTGTAGGGCACGTTCAGGTCAACGGCGGTCTGGCTACCAGAACCAGGAAGGTTAATCGGCCAGTTTGACAGCGAACCACCGTTAAGCTCGCTGATGCTGATGTCAATCGGAGCATTCGAGCCAGACGGGGTGCTGGTGCCAGCGATACCGGTGATGACCTTCGCACGGCGGCTAGTACCCTGCCCCTGAGGACGAGGGAACTTATTCCGCAGCGGTGAGAATACCGGGTAAATCAGGCGTGACGGAGCCAGCAGGTCGAACGGAACGATACCGGAAGACAGCGGGCTAGTAGTCGTAATATTACGAGTCAGTTCAGGAGCAACCTGACCAAGAATCTGCATGATCTGGTTGTTGAACATTGCCTGCGGATTCTGGCCCATGCCAGGATTCGCAAACATCGGGAACTCGTTCGCAAAACCAGGCTGAATGCCCTTGCTAATGCGACCGTTTCTCGAATTATCAATTCCCTCGTAAACCGCCTTATAAAGGGCGACCGAAGCATCCTTCACACCGTGAAAGAGCTTCTTGCCACTCTCAAGGGGCTTATTACCACCAACCTCACGGTAACCAACGCCCTTAACCATATCGGGAAGCTTGTCGATAATGGCCTGTTGAGCGCTAGGTGATGTCGTAGGAGCACTCATGCTAAATCTCCTTAAATAACGATGTTAATTAAATGCTATCCAAGGCTTCCTGAGCTACCTTGGAACCTTTGTCAGCCATCTTTCTCAAAGTCTGACGGCCCCAATCGGCTTGTACAGGGTTTGTCGAGATAGCCATAGCCTTGTAAACGCCTACATCGGAATCCGCCTCGCCATCGGCCTTTACGTTATCCGTTGCGGCAACTTTCTCAGCTACACCATCACCACGAACACCTTGGAATCCACGGGGCTTGTCAGCATATGGGTCGGGCTGACTCGCAAGCTCCTCAATGAGCTTTGCTTGCTTATTAATTGTTTCCTCTTGAGCGGCAAGACGAGGCTCGAATTGATTGCGAAGCTGATCAGTCAAAGACTTCAGCATATCCGCAGTAAAGCCCTTCTCGCCGGGTGAAGCAGGAGCATGCGGAACCATGATGCTCTCAGGGCGATCATCCTGGCGCATATTCATGCTCTCAGAACCCATCGGCTTGATGCTATCTTCGCCAACCGTAACGGCTTCAGACTCCATCAAGCAAAGCTCAGGAAACACGTGCTGTAGGTGGTTGTGAACGCGATTTAATACGTTCTCAACCTGGGCGCGAGCAGCGGCACGATAGCGTTCACGTGCGCTTGCAATAGCAGGTACACGAGCACTATCAACGCCCTTATT